TTGGCACTTATCCGGCATTTTACATTCCCAAGGCGAGCAAAATCTGCTCTAAATTTAGTGGAATATGGATGAGTTGCCCAGGGCTTATGTCGGCCTCGGTAGGATACCCATTATACCATGCAATTATCCACCACAATTCTGGATCATCGTAGTAAGTGTGGGCCAGTTGGTAGTAGTGATCTCCGACAGACCACAAATATGCGCTTGTTGTCAAAGCCGCGCGTTGGGCGACACTAGGATGCGAGAGCATCGGCGTGGCGTACTGTTGAATGTTTTGTAAGTTATTGCGTTCTTTGCGCAGAAAGCTATAAAATTCACTCGTGTTATTTAAAATTGCGTCATTGCTGTAACGTGACATTGTTTATTCCTATTATTTGGGGTCGATGAAGTCAAAGTTCTCGGGCCTTCCGGCGCCCCTGGTGGCTCCTTCTCGAAGGTTTCTCTTCTGGACCTCGGTATTGGAGCGCTGAGCGCCAGCCTGCTGATAGAGGTACATGGCGCCTCTTTGTGCGCTTTCGAAATATTTCAGATCAGCTTTGAGCGCCGATTGGCGGGGTGTGAGGGGCACCCCTTCCTTTTCTCCGATGCGCTTCTTCAGCTTGCCGATGTCCTCCACATCCTTCCAGTGGCTCTTGGGCCACCACCCGCTAAAGCGCGCTTTTGCATTATCGATGTCTTGCTGCTTCACGTCTTTGGGTACCCAGACGGCCTCATCGGAAAATCGTTTTTCTGCGAGTTTTTTCATGGCGGCACCGGTGGTTTTAACACCATATGGGAAATAGCGGTCGTCCTTGTTGAAAGCTCCCTCTTGGTCATTCATCCAGCCCAACGTTTTTTCATGAATGACGGCAAAATCTAATGACAATTCAATCATTTTGGGGAGAATAGTGTTAGAACTTGGGCCATCTTTGGCGAGCACACCAATGCCGGGGTTATCGATATTGTGAGCCACAGTCAGGTTGGTGATAACCCCCAACAACCCTTTGCCGGGATCTGCCGTTGATTTATATTCTCTATATAAAGTTTGGTATGCTTCGTTTGCGGTCTTGTTCACATCCTCGGGGGTTCCTGAGCCGGCAAGATCGACTGTTGATCTTGCAAGGTTCATCACTTTCAGGCGCACAAAGGGATTCTGAGCAAGGAGTTGCGCGCCGCCGGCTGATTCATAATTGGGATACAGAAACTGAACAAGCTGTTGAACCCGTGCGAGATTATCAAAAGCTTCTCCCTGGGTGGCGGCTGGCACTTTTATGCCTAGAGCAATTCGACGAGAAGTTTGTTTAAAAAGATGAATAGGATCTGTTCTACCAAACACAACTTCAGATACCCAATCGCTGCTGTAAGTTTCATTAAAAGCCATGATAAAGGCTTTGAAGAATACATCGGTTCCCGAAGGCTCATGTCGGAAGGACACCACCATTTGAGAATCGTTGGCCAGCGAATCTGGGCCATCAATATATGTTCCGCCGGCGCCGTTGCTTTCACCGTATTTAAATACGTCAAAATATCCGGGGGGAACGCCGTTGCTATCGTTACTTTCTGCCATTTAACTGTCCTCTTCTATAATTATTCTCAATTTAAAAATTTATGGAATTCTTTTTTATCCTATATAGGAGCTTCCGCGCGCGCCTTCCGTTACCACCCCATCTACTATAGCCAAGGTCTTGGTGACAACTTCCTTCCCGTCCCATTCTAATGTTACGTTTATGTTTTGTGTGCCGGTTGCGCCGGCGGCTGGGGCCGCAGAACGGCTAGCTGCAGCCATGGCGGCGGGGCTGCGGGCAACAACATTCGCCATCACCACAGAATCCATCGCGGCCTTTAGGGTTATTGCTTTGTCCGGTAGCTTCCGGATTTGTTCATTAATCTTTTTGAGACCCGCTTCGATGGTGCTAAAGGTAGAAGCCTCCATACTAGCTAACGTAGTAAAGAACGTTGCATAAGCCTTGATCGCTTCGGTGGGGACATCATTTAAAGCATCAGTCATCTTGCCCATGGAGTTGGCCATTAATGCGAGCGCTACGGCCCCTATGAGCATCGGGCCCGATAAGGCCGCCAACGCTACAATGAACCACTGGAATATTAATATCTTTACTGGATCGATGGCGGCAAACATCTTTCCAATTCCTTCGGCCATTTTGCCAATTCCCCAACCCGCTAGCGCTACACCGGCGCCGATTAACAGTATGGCGAGGCCGAACAATGCGAGGCCCTGGGCGGCGACAATGGTCAGGGGGGTCATATATACCATTAGCGCTATCATCGCCACAAGCGCCAGCATGAAGACTATAAAGACGGTGGTAAATGCCGACAGAGCGGGCCCATCTAAATAATAGAGCGCTTCCGCCAGGGAAGTAAACCCTTCAGCTGCAAGGTAGATGCCGCCACCAATCATGAGGATTGCGGCTCCAAAAGCCAACATTCCTACTGCGGCCGCTTTGGCGGCCGCAGCAATAGACGCAAGGCCGGCCGATGCGGCGGGGGCAGTTGCACCGACAGCAGCTTGTCCTTTCGCGGTCAGTCCCAGAGATATGGCCCACCCTTGAAATAGTCCGCTTAGAACAACAACGGCAGCTTTTACCAGTATCCAGAGGCCCAACGTAGTTTTCCAATTTTCAATCATCAATATTATTACCTCGACGAGGCCTATAGCTACGTCGACCAAAAGTCCCAGTCCCGCTTTGAGACGGTCTGTATCTGCAGCCAGGTCTTTCAAGGCTTGGATGAGGGGATCCATCACTGGAATCAGACTCATCATGATAGCCTTGAATTCTTCTGTGATTGAGTTGAGGGCTTTTGTTTCTTCCTGTAGGCGCTTATAATCAGCCGTGTTTTGGTTGGTGGTGCCCTGTAATTTGCTCATATCGCCAGAAAGTGCTAGCGCCAAATCACCCACGTCGCTCATACCAGCGGCTTCAGCAAAGAACTTGCGCTGGTAGTAGGTCATACTATCAAACGAGAGGCCTGCATCCAAGATGGAATCGCGGATCATGCCAAAACGTTCAGCAGGGTCAGTCGCCATCATCAGATCCATGGCATTCACAAAATTGCCGCCCATCGCTGCGTTAAGCTTGCCAGCCTGGGTTGCTGCGCCTTCAAAAGTATCAAATTTGTCGGTAATTGCCAACAACTTGCTCATCTCCAACCCTGTGATCTTGGCTGTGCGCGCTAAGTCCTTGAAGGCGCGCTGGCCAGCATTGCCGAGCTTGGCGAGGGCTGCCGCGTTGGCATTAAGATCACCGAGCATCTGCCCGGGAGTGACGCCGATGCCCTTTGCAAACTGAGTAAGTTCGACGGAGTAATCTTGAGCTGCTTGGCCGCTGATGCCCATGAACTTGGTTGTCTTCTGTATACCTTGACCAAAATCATCAAGGGATACTCCGTGCCTTTGGAGGATGGCACCTGTCTCAGCCATTGCGCGCTGTTGATCAATTGTGGCGAAGGTGAAGTCAGTGTAATTCGTATATAAAGACTGAGCAGAGCTAGCAAGATCTTCTGCGGACACCAAGAGGCGCGCCATGTCTTGAGTATTTGCTAGCATTGCGGCTGACCACTCGCGGGAGGCGCCGGTGGCCTTCATAATGCTGGATGTAGATTCATCAACCATCAGAGCAAGGGAAATGATTGTGTCTGCCAGACTTAGGATTACTTGTCCCAGCATCATCCCAACACCTTGCAAGGAATTCATTGCTTTCCATGATTGTGATAGAGCGGCGCTGAAGCCAGTTACTGAAATGGCCCCTTTGCCATAAACTGCCACCATCCCACCCATTGATTGGCCGAGTTCTTTGCCTTTCGCGATGGAGTCGTCTAGAATTTTGTTGTTTTCTTCTAAGGTCTCATTGGTCTTGTCAAGTTCCTTGTTTTTCTCTTTGGCATCTTTGAGGGCCTTTTCGTCTGCGGCCGAGAGGTCTTCGCCTAGATCTTTCCGAAGTTCTAATTGCTCAATGGTTTTTTTATTCATCTCTTGTTCTTGCTTGTTCATAGCAAGTTTATCTTTGCCAGATCTCAACCATTTTCTTTCGGCATCTAGAGCCTCTTTCATGGCCTTGGCCTCTTCTTGGAGGTCCTTTACTCTCTCTTTGCTCTTCTCGGCACTTCTGGCCTGTGCGGGGGCGTCTGCTGCGGCACGTTGTGCGGCGTCGGCCTTAAAGCCCTCTTGAATTGCTTTAACAATTGCGTCAATATCGCTAGCCATGAAAAACCCTCGTTTCTACAGAATAATTAGTTTCTTACAAAAAAAGACAGAGTTTGTCAACTCTGTCCGTATTTCTTGGAAAACTGCTGGGGAGTGGGCGGTTGGTTGTGCGCGCTAAGCGTCTGAGTGTTGCCACTTTGGCCCTTGGAGGCGCGCTCCATTGCCTCGTTCTCTTCTTTTAGTTGCTTCACCAAGCGATCAACAAACCACTGTCGCAAACCAATGGGCAAATTATATGCCTCTAGAATCGACCATGAACCAGCGTATTTGAGGAAGAAGAACTGCTCATATACGCTCTCCATGTAATCATCGGTCAGGCCAAAAAAAGTCCGCAGTCAGCGGGACCTCCATTTCCTGTTCATATTCGCAGGCGCTACATTCGAAATCCTGTGTTAAATCTACATTAGGGTTTGCAGTCTTGTAGGCCACGCGTAGATGGCGGGCGTCTTGAGAGGGGATGTTTTGTACCACATAATTGACGGCCTCCGCGGTGGAGTTGCCATTAACAGCCACAATAATGCTCGACAGGTGGCGCGTAATATTGTGATCAGGTTCGTTTTTCTTCTTCTTATCGTGCTCTATGCCGGCCATGTAGCGCTTTTCATCGCGGCCGGCCAACAATTTAAAGTTGATCTTTAATTTGGTCCGTGGTAACTCAACACTGAAAGTGCCGTTGTCTTCATAGGTGACACCGTGTTCGGGGGCTTCGGCGCCGTTGTAAATGTCAGCAGTATTAAGATCAAAGCTGTATTTTTGGCCTTCGCCGCAGCTAGGACATGTGACTTGCGTGGCGTATTCGTTTCCGTAAGCGGAGACTCGGGCAGCTACAATAATAGCATTTCGATCACCCACCAGCAGTGAATCGGGATCGATGGCCTTGTTTACGATGATGTTGGAGATCACTCTTTCCAGAGCAACGCCCTTCTTAAGCAAAGAACGAGAAGTCAAAATGTCCTCTTCTTTGGCGGTCATTTGGCGGATCTCAACACACTCCTTTCCGTGCAAGGGGTGATTGGGAGGATAAAACTTACCCTCTGATGGTAATTCCACCATCTCTGTGGGGATTATGAAGGAAAAGTCGTTTGAGCTTTCATCTTCTTGCATTACGTGGGGGGGGACCGTATTGGCCTCAGATTGCGTACCCCCTACGCGGTTTTTATTTCGTGACAATGTACACCTCTATATTAAATTTATTGTCTTATGCGCCAGTCGTCGTGGCGAAGAATTCGGTTCCAGCGGTTGTGTTCACCCCACTGGCGCCACTGCTAACCGCTGTGGTTACGCGTGCCCAGTCGTACTTCATTGTGAGAGACAGCTCAACGAGCGCGTCATCACCATAGGCCAAATCACCATACTTAACTTCGGTAATAAAGGCGTTATGAAGCACCCAGGTTTCGAGATCTCCACCATCAGCATCAATTTGCACAATGCTGACTTCACCCAAAGCACTCGCTGCTTTGGCCTTAGACATGGTGCCCATGGCATCTGCTGTGGAGGGGGGCTGGTAGCCGCCCGCCTGAATGATATCAGAGAATGTGGCCGTCATATCCGGATCGGTGGGATCGACGAGAGTAAGAGTAACATCTTGCCAGGTCACGGCGCCCGGATAAAAGAACTTGTGGTTCAAATAGGCGTGTTCGGTGGCCTCAATGGTGAATGAAGGCTTGGTGACCGTCTTGGCATACCATGCCATGGCTGCGTCAGTGGTGCCGCCTCCGATTCCTGTAAAAATTACTTTAAATCTAAATTTTCTTTTCGGATC